TTTTCATACACTGCGGATGATAATTTTATGACCAGAGCGATAGATACAGTGCTTAGTGATAGTGCAACAATAGGTAAGTTCATGTCTGTTGTAGGCTTAACTAGATAGATTATTAAACAACTGGGGGGAAGTAATGGACGTAACAAAGGTAAGTAAAGAACAAGAATACGTGATGCAAAGGCACTCACGAATGGTAGGTAAGATTTTAGATTTAGTAGAGGCTTCTATTCCTGAAGGAACGCAATGTGAGAAGCTTAAAAAGCTACTCCAAGTCCCTATGTATGACTACCGAAATGAGATATTACATTTACTTGAGAGTGGTTCCACGAGTGGAAATACGGATTAAATACGAATATCACAATATACGTAGGTTTTTCACAAAATAATAGTATAATAAAACGTCTAGAACAAATGTACTACGACGTTTTTTTCGTATGGTCGGGGGTGGCTTAGACCAACCGTACAAGGATAAAATAGAACTGGAATGGAAATACAGGAGGAAACTCTTATGGCTGAGGATTTTGAACGCATTGAGAAGGCATTAGAAGGTAATGGCCTTGCTCTCTCTGCTGTTGCCGAAGTACTCCAGAAAATGGATGCACGGCTTCTAAAGGCAGAGGAAGAAGAAGCAGACGCAGAAGAGGCGGTTGAAAAAGCTGCACTGGTTAAGGAATTGGCAGCAGAGGTTGCTGGTATTCTAAAGGCTGATCAAGGTATGGATGTAAATGGTGGCGAGCGAAAAGCAAAGACTACCGGAGGAAGTGCAGCTACGGCTGACGATTCCGAGTCTGCTGCTAACATCTCATCAAAGATTGAACAGCAACAGAACACTATTCAAGCTATGGCTAAAGCCGATGACGATGACGAAGATGAGGACGACGACATGGACAAAGCTGACACCCCTGACGACAACGAAGAGGATGAAGACGCTACAAAAGCCATGAAGTACAAGGCTGATGATGCAGACGACGATGATGACGATGACGACGAAATGAAGTCAATGCAGAAGGAACTTGATTCCCTCCGCAAGCAGCTTGCTTCGTTTGAACAGGGCATCGAGAAGTCTGTTGAAGAAGCTTCTGAAGCTCGACTTCGCAAGATGGGCTTCCGAGAAGAGCGCGGATTAGTCGCTCCACAAATTCAAGCACTTGGCACAGACGGTACAACTCCAATTGTGAAGTCTGTTGATCAGGGCGATACGGTTGATCAACTCGCTAATCTTTCATACGGGGAACTACGAACTCTCCAGTTGAAGATTCAGTCTGGTGACACTGCCGGGGTTCCTAAGGAACTACTTTAAATTACAACTAGAACGAGAAATGGGAGATTAAAAGATGGCTAATCCTTCACTAAGTGAGTATCTTGCTCAGTCCCAACGGGGTTTGTATAATTCCGTATTCGGGCCTGAGTATCTGCAAAAGCAGTCTTACTTCACTGTTGATTCTGCTACAGGCATTTTCAACACAACTTATGGACGCAAGGTATGGCAAGCTCTAAATAACCAAACTCGCTTCTTCAACGCTATTCCCCGAACTGTTTGGGGAAGTACTGCTGGTTGGCGTATCAGGACAGACCGTGGATCAAGCCGATCCCGCCCTGTCACTGAAACAGGTAGCCTCCCAACGGTAGACGTATCCAACATTGAGACGGTATCGAGCTTGCCTCGAATCGTTTCAACCACATTCGGTGCATCAGTGAAGTCAGTCTTCACAGCGCAGCTTGAAGGTGGTATTGGAGACGTTCTTGCCATGGAGAACGAGAATGCACAGCTTGACCACGTAAAGGAAATCAACGAGGAACTGATGGCTGGTTCTGGATTCGTTGCTTCCGCTGGTAGCACAACTACCACTACTGTTCCTGCTTCGGTCGCTGCCAACATTAAAATTGGTGACAACCTTACAGTTTGGGACACTTCGGCTAACGACTGGATTAACACTTCAGGTGTAGCAGTTTCGGCTGTAAACACTTCAACTGGTGTTATTACTCACGCTACCACCTCTGCTGCGGTTGCAGACGGAGACGGTATTGCGATTTACAGTCGTGCTGGTTTCACTTCAATTGATGATATCGTCGCTGTTGACGGTCAAGCAATTGGTGGTAACTACGACTCAAACTCTAACTTCGCCGCTAACGGTGGTGTTCGAGCTTACGACCTTACTTACGCTGACCGCACATCCGGTTCTTGGAATGCAGCAGCTACAGTTAAGGACAACGACGGTACAGGGCGTGACCTCTCTCTGAACCTCTTGGATGACTGTATTCAGACCATCCGAACCAATGGTGGTGAGCCAAAACTTATCACTCTTGGGCATGACCAGTACTTCAAGCTAGAGCGTCTTTTGAACTCTCAGCAGCGGTACATGGGACAGGAAGAGTATCAGGTTGGTGTTGGTTCGGAACGAACGTTCCCCGGCACTCGAACTGGTCTAGTCCTAGCAACTTATCAGGGTATCCCAATTCTCCCAGATGCAGACACTCCAAAGGGTGTTAGCACTGCTGATGCGGTTCTTGGCTCGAACGTTTACGTTCTTGACACGGACTACCTTGAAATTGCTGTAGCACAGCCTACACAGTATGTAGAAAACCGTGACTACTTCGCAGCTAATGCGTTGGTAGTTCGTGGTCTGCTCTACACAATGGGTGAGCTTCGCTGCAAGAACTTCTTCACACAGGCTAAGGTTACTGACCTTAACTCGTAAGACTGAATAAGGTTAGGGGGGCAGGACTTCTGCCCCCCATCCTTTAAAATATGGAGGAACATATAGATGGCTTTTTCAATTGCCCAAACTGGTACCGCTAGTGACATGGGTGGCGTACCCGGAGACTGTCGTTACGTCTTTAAGACAGCTACATTTACCAGTACATATGCGGCTGGCTCACTGACTGCTGCTGACCTAGGTTTAGAGGAAATATTTATCGTAATTGCTGAACCGGAATCCATTGGATTGGTAGCTCAGTATGATTACACAAATGCTACACTGGACTTGTATGAAGCAGGTGCTGACGGTGCTGTGCTTGATGAAGGAAATACTGCTGGCTCAGATGTCACAGTTCGTATTCTAGCCTTTGGTCGATAAGCTAACGTAGGCTAATATGACACTTGCTTTTACAGAGGCTCATTATGGGAACCAAAACTCGCATCCAACAGGGATGCTAGAGTTTATATGGACTTATGGTGACAACCTCTGTGATTGTACGTTTCAGCTAGAGTACTAAAAAATTTGGATTAAGGGGATAACTGACAATGGGACAAATAAAGAATACTGATTTTGCTGGATGGGAGGTAGACCCTAGTACACGTTCTAGTGTTCACGCATATACGAAGTATGACATTCTCATAGATGCCTCTGTTGCTAATGATGCGGTAACTACTATATTTACTTGCGATAGAGGAATCCCTTCAGTAAACCTAGTGGCAAACCCCCGTATAGAACATGCCACTATTTCTGAGTTTACCGCTGATGGTTCTGCTATATCTAGAGACACAGGGCAAGCATCAACAGGTGCAGCCTCCCTCCTAGTTAACCCCGCAGACTCCGCCGCAGGAGAAGGATTCTACTGGGCTACCCCATCCTTCTCAGGTAATGCCAACGACGGTGAGGTATGGCTAACCGCTCAATGTGAAGTACGTGGTGCATCTGCTAGTGGTGACGCAGAGATTGTAATTCAAGATTCTTCTGGAACCGACATCATAGCTGGTTCTTCTGTTAGTTTGAGTACGGCTTGGCAAGCCATTAATGTTAGGTATCGCTTACCAGTAACGGGTAGTGCTTCTTATCGTGTAATGGTTCGCTCAAAGACTCAACATAATATCAATTGGTACACAGATAAAATCCATGTGGAACAACGATTTGGAGATGGTAACTTTGCTGATTATGTAGATGGGGCGCAGGGTTTGAATTATGAGTGGGAAGGAACGGCTGATCTTTCTCGTTCAAAGCGTAGGGCAGGTATGTCTGTTATTAGAGGGTTCACTATTAGGAACGCCTCTGGGACAGCGGCAGACATTGTATATGTTGGATTAGATGTTGACGCTTCGTCTACGACAGGTATCCCTGTTTATGGCGGTGAAACGTACACCACTAACTGGCCTATAGACTTCAGGGAGAAGATCACCGTAAGAGCTGCCCAAAATACTCCTGCGATTCACGGGGTAGTTTGGGGAATTCATCAAGGGTAGGTGACATAAATGCCTATCACTGATGGAACAACCGAATCTAATCTCGCAATGGAATGCGAGGTAAAACTAGCTGTTTACGCAGAACGATTAGATCGTTACATAGAAAATCAAGAAACCCTAAACAAAACCCTTGTGTTAGGTTTTAATGATTTACGGGAAGACGTTGCTACAATGCAACAATGGCGCAGTAAAATGTACGGAATAAAGACCGCATTAGTTGGTATGAGTTTTCTTATAGTACATGCGGTGGGTGTTATAGTTACACTTGGTTGGGTAAATAGTAAATAGAGGAACAACAATATGACTATGGCTATCGACACAAATAAAAATATGTACGAGTTTGTATCAGATGACTCAGAAATTATGTCATTAGAGAAAGCTAGTAAACGTCCTTTAGGGCTATCCGATATTTCCGGTGCTTTAGATGAGTATAAAAGATTATTTAATGCGGGTCTAAACTCCCCCTCTGAACTGATGACTTTAGTTAGGGCGTTCCCTAACAATAAGAAGTACACGAACGCTGCTAAGAAGCAAGGAATGTTTGAAGATGACTTCGAGCCAATGGTTGTAGGTGGCCCGGCTTCAGTGGAAATGGTTGATAGGGAAGGACACCTAATAACAACGGCTGCATTAGAAAAAGCTTTTGACTTATACATGAAAAATTTCCGTACTAGGAACGCAATGGTACTACACTCTGATGTGCAGGTAGGTTGGGCGTTACCTGCTTACATATCTAAGTCGGGGAATATCTATAAATCAGGGGTTGACCCGAAAGGTTTATTCTTCATCTGTGAGTTACGAGATGATACCCGTATCGCAAAGAGGGTTATGGAACAAATTAAAGACGGTAAGTTGAAATCTTACAGTATTGCGGGGAGTGCTACAAAGACTCAAAACATCCAAAAGGGCATGGAATCATACATGCAGGTAGATGACATGGAACTAGCAGAGGTTACCGTTTGCGAAAAAGGTGTTAACCAAGAAGCAAGTTTTGATATACTAAAAGCAGATAGTGGTAGACCTACTAAGTCCTGCATTGACGGGAGTTGTTTAATGAAGAGCGAACACGAACACAACCCAACAACAGTATTAGTAAAGGAAGATGGGAACGTAAACTTCTTAGCCTCCCTACTAAACCTTGTTAAGGACGATACCCCTTTCACCAATACAATAGGGAAGGATGATACGGAACTGCTTGAAACAGAGGCTTACCGTAAACGGGAGGCAGCTCACCACCAGTTACTGGATGAACAGGGGTTTCCTGCTGAAATAGAACCGGAACGAAACCGATACATTCCCACCGCAGAGATCGAGTTAGATGAAAACAGTAGACCTATTAACGTCAAGCCCCCGTGGGTTGTGAACGAAGCAGGTCAAGACTTGGGAACGAGCCATACAAACGAGGCGTTAACTCCACCAACTGCAACAACGATAAAGAATAAACCTACTAACCTACAGAAGTTTTTAGGACTCTCACCGCAACGCAAGAAGTCCATGATAGTAGAGGGGCGTGACGCTGCTACGGACGCTTTCTTCTCAAAGGCTAATGAGCCTAAACCATTGAAGAAGTTCTTACCTCTGCTTATGCAATTGTTTATGAGTTCTAAACGAGCGAATAAAGATACAATTAAAAAGTCTCAAGACAACATACAATATACAATGGTGAATGACCAACGGGAATCATCAAGACCACTTCAACCTAGAAGGAATCAGGTAACAACTGGTGACTCAATGCTCCCACTATTAATTCAATTTACTAAGAAGGGTGGCGTAAAGCAAGCTGTCACTGGTGCAGTGGTGGATACGGTAGTGGACATGGCTTCCGCTAAAGCAAAAGATAAGCTGAAAAAGTCAGACGACTGCGGCTGTTAGTATAGTATAATAAAGGAGGACACACATGGGTGAATGCAAATGTGCTGGTCAATGCAACTGCTAGTAAGGAGGAATCTTCGTGCAAGGAATTATCGCTAGAATCACTGTACTTATCCCACTCTTGGTGGGGGTTATAGTAGCTATAGCAATGGATTTAGTAGACGATATATTAGGTATCGTTACTGCTGTGAAAGATGGTAAAATTACAATTAAGGAACAGGAGGCTATTGATACGAGAAGGTCTAACAGACGTTGGGCTGCTCTTAGAACATTAGCTGGTAAAGCTCCGTACTTTACCGTGGAATAAAGTTGGTGATCCTTCATCTAGTATCTAGCTCCCCCTCTGGGAGCTATTTGCTTTTAAGGGGTATAGTGTAGTATAATTAAGTAAAGGAGAGAATAATGGGACGTAATACATGGAACAGGTGTGCTTGTGGAACGAAGTTACATAGGAAGAAGGGACATTTAATTTGCGTCCCTTGTGCTAAGAAAGCAAGAAAGAAGTCAAAATGACAGAGGAGCAGAGTAAGACGGGCAGGGCTTTGCTTTACCCACATGACATTTCCCCCAAACATTACAGCCAGTTCAAGATAGAACCGTTTAGGTTTATCAATGAAAACGGATTAGGCTTCGCCGAAGGTAATGTTATAAAGTATGTTTGTAGATGGAGAGATAAAGGTGGGGTAGAAGATTTAAAAAAGGCGATGCGTTACATAGAACTACTTATAGAAGGAGAGATAGAAAATGGACGGAAAGAAAGCTAAAAAGGTTTTACCCTTTGTGGGGTTGGCGGTCTTAGCAGGGCTTGGAACGCTTGGGTTCATAAAACGAGATAATATAATCTACAACATATATAAAAAAACCTACAAACACCAAATAAAGAAAGAGAACATTACACCATATAGTTGACCCCGACCAGAGGTACTGTTACTATAGTACTTCAAATCAAGGAGAGATAGATGGAAGTTTTTAGACTCATAGTAGTTTTAGGTGTGGTTTTAATGCTTATCCAAGAATTAGATAAGTTGATAGCTTAATGAGTAACGTAATAACATATTTAGTTGAAATGTCTAATGAGCAGAAAGCAATGTTTCAAGAGATGCAGAAACAAGTTACAGCTATAAAAGACGATATAGACTTGATAGTTTTCCGAATAAAAGAACTTTCGGATAAACTAGACGGGATGTAGTATAATGAATATAGATGAACTAGATAATAATCGACGGATAAAAGTAAGTTATTGTCTACTTTGCGATGCTTCGGCAGGGGGAGAAAACTCTTTCTTACGGTGGCTGGGAGACTTGCAGCGGGACGGGAAAGTAGAATTGTCGCTAGGGTCATGTAAGTGCGATGGCGCACCCCCTAATCTAAATTGGAAGATAGCGTTTGATGCAAAGGATGATGAGAGTGGAAAATAATTGGGAGAAGCGTGACCGTAAAAGAGACAAGCGTAACGACTTGAAAACGATGAACTCTGTAGGTGTTTGGGAAGATACTGTACAACAACAGGAACGAGACAAAGAAAAGTCTAGACGTAAGAAACTATATAAAAAATTAGAAGAGGAACTTTTAGATGTTTTCGAGAATGATTAAAAGGTTTTTATGTAAGACTTTTAATGTTAGAGTAGAAAGTTGTTTGAAAGAGAGTAGTGAATTCAACTTGGTTATCAAGGATACAAGCACAGCTATTCAGCGTTCACTGCTAGAATGTAAAAAATGTAGTCGCACATTTGGATATTAATATATGGAAGAAATACAAATAAAGGTTTTAATGCTTACGAAAGCGGAGGCATTATACTTGGATGATGTCTTTACTGTTCTAACCTTACCGGACAAAGAGTTCGGAGTCCCTTTAGGGATGCGCCCTGTTGGGCAGTCTGCCCTGCTTGCAGTCCCTCCCTCATTAATTGATAAAATAGGAATGGTTGTATTGTTAACCACTACGGAAAACGGCGTAACGGAAGCACCCTTAGAGGTAGATGAAACGGAACTATACTTCATTCGTGAAGTAGCAAACACTCAGGCAAAGTTCCTAGATGAGTCAGTAGGCTTCAACCTAAAGCGGAAGATATACTATGCCCTCTTGGAAGATGATTTCAAAGAATCTTTACAGTTTGCTAAGATTATGGAGGACTTAGAAACCTCATCAAGTGACGCAAGAAAACAAGCACAAACTAATCTAGAACCGAAGGCGTAAGAATCTGTGGATACGTTTGAACAATTAGTAATTTTTTCAATATCTTTATCTGTATTAACTGTTCTTTTATTATTTTTAAACTGGAAGATTTTAAAGGTCACTGAGAAATTATTGAACGAAACTATAACGATTAGGAAAGACACGAAGGTTGTGAGGGGAGATACGAAAAGAGTTGCGGATAGTTTTGAAGTTACCATTCCACCGGAACAATAATAAACTTTAACATTATCTTTTTTTCTATATAGTATAATAGATTGTAACGACAGAAAGCTGCCTGATTTGCAGGTTACCTTCGGGAACTAAGCGAACGAGAATAATCCTTACAGGACTAATGGCAGACACGGAAGTTGTGGGTTCGCCTTCCTCTATAAGAACACCTAGTTTTACAGGAGGAACGGAATGAAAAACCCTATACGCCCAATAATTGATTGGTTTAAACTTGAAGCCCGATTAGTTGACAGCCAAGACAAACGCATATATACTTACTTGTATAAAGCGTAATACTATGTGACCCGTAAGTGAAGCGGGTGGTAAGGACTGACTGGTATTAGACAATCGAAATTCACATCGGTTGCCCTACGTGTGGTCAGCATTATTGGAGTTAGAGAAGGAGCGGAGTGGGAATCCCGCCACATAGTATCTATCGCAGGGTGTAGGCTGTGGAAGCCAACAAGATTCCAAACCTTGTGGACTGGGTTCGATTCCTAGACACCCTGCCATATAGGAGATAAGAATAATGAGTAGCCTAGAAGCGCAACTTCTGTTACAATACATAGAGGCACTCAGGCAGGAACAGAAGAAAACATCTGATATTATAACAGGGGTTGGTGCTGTTCTAACGCTTATCGGATTGCTTATACTTTGGAGAATTTGAAGGGGAGTCATGCAGACATTTTTACCCTATGCAGACTTTAGAAAGTCAGCAAGAGCATTAGATTATAAACGTCTAGGCAAGCAACGTGTTGAGGCGTTACAGATACATAACGTAGTGTCAGGCAAACGCACCACTGGGGGCTGGATAAACCACCCAGCCGTAAAAATGTGGAGAGGCTACGCAGACGCTTTAGCTGAATATCATAATATAATGATAGACGAGTGGGTTGCTAGAGGTTATAATAATAATATGCCTAAACTCCCTGTAGGGAATATAGAAGTACCCGTATGGTTGGGTGATGAACGGATACACTCATCTCATCGGTCAAACCTACTCCGCAAGGACGCAGACTTCTACGGAACAAAGGGGTGGCAGGAAAGCCCAGACAAGGAGTATTATTGGTATGTTTAGTTTGAACGTATGCAATCATGGTATAAACATGAAAGATAAGTGTGACAAGTGCGGTAGAACAGAATCGTTCCCTGTAAGGAGGGTAGTAAAATGACACAGCAAAGTTTATTCAAACCATTTATAGCAGAGCCTCTAGACTTCAAGCGATGGAGTAATCAACGCAAACAGTTGTTTTCTTTACTCAAAGATCAGAAACGCCATCTTCGTGAAGAACTTGTCAGGGTGACTAACGCCCAGAACATTACGGCTGTCGTATCGGAAATCAGACACGCTGGTGGAATTATCAAATGCACAAGAAGTGAGGGGCAGATTTATTATCAACTACTGGATATAGTGGACGAGTCCACAGTAAAGCAAGGAATACATTGTGCAACTTGCAGGTGTTCCGAATAGCGCACGACAACAAGATAAGGAACTGGAATGATTGAGGCTGCATTAGGGTGGGTGTTTTCGTTCACCGTTGTTATGTATGTTTATTGTAAACTTCTGGGAATAATAGAGTAGTAAGGAATGAAGAATAGTTTGGGTAATTTTGGCGTATAGAAATCCACATAGAGTTCGTAGAAGCGAACGCTCCTGTATGTTGGACGGAATAAAGCATGAGTGGGACATTCGACCACAGACATTCTCCATGAGTTTAGATGGTGGTAAAGGATACCTACCCGTTGTGTGGACGTGCCAGTTCTGTTCTGTTACACTAAACAAGAGATACGAAAGACCCAATGCTGTTTTGAAAGATAAGGTGAGTTGGTAATGATATTACAAATACCATGTACAAAATGTAAAGGACAAGTGTTAGAACGTGAGGGCTTAGACGGACAAGAGAAGGTATGTCTAAGTTGTGGTTTTGCACAAGTACCTAATATCATTCCAACTAATTTATTATCTAATGATTCCAAGTTTCAGCAAGAGCGGGACAGGAATGTAGGTTGGGTAAAGTCTTATGGGAACTGGCAAGACAAAGTAACTAAAGAGGAATCAAAATCCCCGTTACTTCCTACACGACAAAAGTTATCTATAAACCATATAAAGTTGTGGGGTAGGCTAAAAGCAGAACTTGATCTACAAGGTAAACGTATATGATTCAAGACGAGTTGAAACGGCTACTAGGCACAGCTAAAGAAATGCTAGTAGAGAATATAGATACTGTTCCTGCCCACGGCTGTCGGCGGGAAGAAGTATTAGAGATAGTTACTCAGGTAGAGAATATAATCATCGCCCACAGTTTAGGGGCAGAGGAATCACAATGACCGAAGCAACGCAACGACCGTGGGGTTATGTCCATCACAAAGGACTAGACCAGCACTTAGTAGGTGCAACGCTAGAAAACGTAGCGATAGTTGAAGATCGACACGGCAACGCAAAAGAGAACTCTGAGTTTATTGTCAAGGCAGTAAACAGCCACGATGCGCTCGTAGCTGCGTTGGACAACTTTGTAACGTGGATTGACTCACCCGACCTAGAGTGGGGTGGCGTACCGGAAACACCGGAACTCGTAGCACTACGAGCAGCACTGGAGCAGGTGAAGTAATGTGTTCAATCACTAGCTGTTTCAATAATGCAGACACATGGATAACCCGAACTATCTCACTACTAGGCGAACGACTGTCGGCAACAATGCCCGTGTGCGAACGCCACTTAGATGGGGAACGACCATAATGAATACAGTACATGGTATTACATGCCTCTGCTTCAACTGTGTCTCCGCTCGTTATATAGAGGGAGTTCACTGCGGGAGTTGCATGGCTAACCTGATTGTGATAGAATCGACAGAACAATGCAAAGCATGTTATTACAAGTACGCACAGGAGAACAGAGTAAGACAATGACAGTAGTAAGTAAGCTAAACGAAATGGCGAGTCTTGCTATCGAACTTGGTGAGGAATGGGAAGCTGAGGGCAATCGGTTCGCAGGGGACATTCCATCACCGTGGGTATTCTGCGATACGAAATTCGGGGCGATGGATATAAATGAGTGGGCGTTCCAAGTCTGGGGATTAGCAGAGGCTTACGCACATGAGTAACTATCCAGACGGAATGAGTCCAAGAGATTGGGCGCACATAGACGGTGAGGAACACGAAGAAGATTGCCCACAGCATGAGGACTTTCAAGGTATCAACAACCTTAGTGAATGTTACTGCGGTATTATTATAGGTGAAGATGATTGTGAATGTGACTGCCTATGTGATACCCTAGTTATGTCAGAGTACGATATACAACTAGAGAGGTTAGGATTGTAATGATTAGAAAAGAATTTACTTTAGAAGATACACATGACCGTTTTGAGGTCGATGTAGCCGACAGGAGTATGAACGATATTGATGAGGAAACATTCCTAGCGGACTCACTATCCGAAGCTGTTACGCATCTGAAACGAAATGGGTATAAGTGTAATCGTAACTCTGGGAGCATTTCAGACCAGCAGCGTGGATACTATGCTATGATTTGGCATAACGGGTTTACCGTAGGTGACCCAGAAATTGTCCGCAATTGGGCAACAGTATAGAGGTATATAATGTACTACGAGAAGATTGCACATCACATAGGACACAAGATAGAGGTGGCTACTTACGGCGACCCTATTGTGAATGTGTCTGTCGAGTGTGTGGATTGTTACGAAGTTATTGTAGATGGTGATAAAAGCGAACTTGAGTATGTCCCAAGAATGGGTGGGTAGAATGGAAACGTGTGTAACCGAAGGTGCTTTCCATAGAATGGAACACATACCTGCGAAGCGGTTGAGTGATAATGCTTTGGTGCATATCTTTCCGACCCGCAACGACCCTGCGGAACAGATACCTAGCCAACGGGCTGATGGAATAGAAACAATCATCTGGCATGAGGATAAGTATGAAGTGTTCAGCATTGATTTGGAATATCCAGCGCAACCCGCAGAGGGATTCACTGAGGCTTTGATTGATTACTGTCAGGACTACTACAAACATTACGATGGGTATCCAGTAGAGTTTGAATATAAGGATAAAGTATATCCTTATGAATACTATATAGACTATCTCCCAGAAGATGAAAGCGGTCACTTTACAGAGAAGTACCCACGGGAACAGGGACGAGACTAATGAAAACTATAATTACAATGCAAGTAGTGTTTGACACCGAAGAAGAAGCTGATACACTGGTAGAAGCACTTACTGATTTAGATAACGATGGGCTGTTCCCAACGGGGGCAGATATAAAGAGATCGTATGACTATCAGTGGGCAAGCGACTCAGATAAGTATATTGATGTAAAGGAAACTACAAATGCCTAATTGGTGTAGTAACGAAGTTCAAATAGACGGAACAAAAGAAGATATAGCGAAGTTCAGAGAGGAATGTTTCACTGAGCATAAAGGTAGTCCGGTACTAGACTTCGCAAAGATTATACCTGAGCCTGACTACGACAAGCCTCAGAAAGATGGTACACACAACGATGGTGTACAGACTGAGTTCAAGTGGGAGATGCCTGACTGGTGGAACTGGCGCAACGATAACTGGGGAACGAAGTGGAACTTAGTACCTAGTAAAGATGCGGACTTGTGGGGTTACGACGCTGATATGGCATTAGAGTATATGTTCCTAAGTTTTGATACAGCATGGTCACCACCTAATGGTATCTACAATGCATTAGTTGACAAGTATCCAGACCTTAGTATAAACTGGTTCTACCGAGAAGATGGTGTGCAAATGGCAGGTTGGTTGCCTTACGATTAGGATTAGATATAATGGCTGGACATAAATTCAAACGAAGTGAATACGATAGTGTGTTGAAAGAGGACTCTCCTTACGACTCTCCTTACGGGGTGCATGGCGGAGATAATAAACCCACTCCTCTATACTTAGATGTAGAGTTAGGTAACTTGGTCATGTGGTCAGGTAAGGGAGACATTCCAGATATAGGAGATACAGTTACTATGAAAGTTCCTACTACCTATACTGGGCAAGTCGAGAGTCACTTCATAGAAGCAGGGTTTATAGGAATGTGTATCCGTCCTGACGCTGAATACCATGAGGTACTATCTCAAACAGACTATGGGAACTTACCTAAGGTTGGTGAGGAATGGATATTCACAGACGTAGTATGGAATTACGGGGTAGATATAAAGTAATGAATATGCATACAGCAACACCGTGGTATGTAACATTGTTTGAGGAATACAGCGAGATTCACATACAATCTGCATCTAAAGATTATGACAACCATGTGTTTACGATTCATTACGGACATTCAGAGGATTGTCTTGCCCACAGTAATTCATTACTATCGTGTAATGATGACCCTGATATATGTGGGGGGTTGCGTGAAGCTATGTCTAATGCTAAACTGATTGTAGAGTCGGTGAATGAAGCAACTGGCTGCGATGATCTACTAGTCAATAAATTCCTCTTTGATGAGGTTGGGGTATAGAATGGTAAAGTTAGAACCCAAATGCCAAGCATTGAAATGCTGGAACAATGTCGTTGTTTATCCATCAGGTAATGCAGGAACATTTTGTGAATCTTGTGTTGAAACATTCAAGGTACAATCTAACCTGACTGCCGTTTTGAATCAAACTTTGCGGGAGAAGTACGCATGAACTGGAAACAAATAAAGAGTCAGTGGCAAGCTGATAAAGATGAGCGATGGTTGCAACACCCTAAACACCATCTAAAAAATAAGAAGCGGGAACGACAGAATAGAAAAGGTAAGTAATGTCTATCCAATGTAACTATTGTGATAGAGTTGCAGTAATAGTAGAACCAGTACATACTTATTATTGTAGTAACTGCTATTACAGAAAATTCGTTTTACGAAGAAAGATATAAATGTAAGGTTCGGATAGGGGTCGCTCCCCGCAAACTGTTTCAAACGCAGAGAGAAGAACCTTACTGGGTACGCCGTTATGCTGTTTAGACAGGTAAACCCGTACTCGTATCGGCATCTTGCTATGTGACTCCGTTTCATAGCTTCAAACAACTAGACCGATGCCGGTACAATTTCAAATACAACCCCAAAATTGGGGCGGGGAATAGAATGACTTACATAGTATGGATAAGTGAAATAG